AAGTATTCTCTTTTTATTTTTGTAAATTCTTTTTGTAATTTATTAATGTCTTTTTGAAAATCTACAGATACATTACCTGCTGCTGCATCTATTTCATCTAACTTTTTAATTTGCTTTTTAAACATATCTAAATTAATAGTTGTATCTTGTTTACGTAATTGTTGAGGTGTAAATCTCAACTTTGCCCATAAATTTTCATCTGGAATGTTAGCTCTATTTGCTCCTTTTATATTTACAAATCTACCCTCCGTGTAAATGGTTCCACCATAAAGTAATCTTTGTCTCATACCAGGACTCATAAAAGGCAACATATCATAAACTTGTCTCCAATACAATTGTCTAAATACTGGAGATCTTGATAGTGTATCTGTTTTAGATGCCATAAAGAAATCAAAACCTTTAGCTGTCATCTGATCCCATTTATTAGTTGCATCCATGTATGAGTCAAATGGTGCAGATATATATTGTGGTAAATCCTCAAATACGTCATCTAAGGTTTTAACTAGTGATTTAAAGTTTTCTGCTTTAACGCCTGATTGTTTTTTAAATAATTTACTACCTTTAGATACTAATTCTTTAAATACATCATCTAATTCAACACCATCAACAGTTCCACTTTTAATCATATTAATTAAAGTATCGTTAGCTTTTAATTTAGAACTAATAGTAAATGGATTATCACGTACTAAATTTATTTCATTTATATTATTTATATCTATTAACTTTTCTAACAATGCTCTGTTTTCATTAAAATCTCCGCCAGCAGCACCTACAGCTCTTGCTTCTATTGCTTTAGCAAATGTGTACCTACCACCAACAGAACCTGCGGCTCTTCTAAATTGTGGACCACCTCTGTTATAAGATTTAATTATGTCTTTAGCTGCATCAGAACTACCCTCCATCCATTCTTGCAATCTTTGTTGTTGTTGTGGTTTAGTTAATAGTTCACCTGAATTACTTCTGTATAAAAATTTAAATAAGTCATCATGATGCAATTTAGATATTTCAGATAAATAGTTTCTTAAATACTCGTTGTATTCCCCTGTTCTAACTCCGCTAGATCCTTTTCTTACAATATCTGCTTTGTTTAACACTTTGTATTTAAAAGGTCCAGGTTTTTTTTGTCCTTTACGTTCTCCACCAAATATATAATCGTTATTATTATTTCCTGCAATTCTTGATGCAGCTTGTTGTGCTTCTATAGAATCATCAAACGCATCTCCAAATAAATCATTGTATGTAACACCTTTAGAGTTCCATCTTTTAACTTTTGCTGCATCATCACTATTAGTAATAAATTGTGATACCCACGACATAGGACGGCTAAATATATTATCGTAACCTCTAGCATACATTCTTAATTGCTCTTCACCAACAACACGTACTGTCCATGCACCTCTTAATAAAACTAATGGTTTCCAAACATTTGACATGTAGTAATCTGCAAGTTTTGAACTAACCCCTTGAACTGAATTTTTATCGCCAAGTAATTTGTATAATTTACCTGTGTCTAATGCTTCATCTGGTCCTTTAAATAAATCAGGAACCATAGCACGTAATATACCCATACTGTTAAATGCTTTTGTTAAACCAGCAGCATCAGGTAATGGAATGCTTCTGTTTATAAACTGTGTCATAAGTTGTGGTCCTGGAGTCATTGTTGGTTTGCCATCTATAATTGTTGGTACAAAGTTAGTACCAGTTGCTACCTCTTCTCCAGTTACTGCATTAATCCAAAATTTTCTATACTCTGGTAACTCTTCATCAAATATTCTTGTTATAGCTTCTGCGTCTCTACGATTGACACCAGCACTATCTACTAAATCTTCTACAGACCTAGCTAACATATCTTTAGTTATGTCAAACAAAGCTGCTTCATCTCCATCATCTATTCGTATCATTTGATCTAATATTTCTGATTTATCTTTTGTTGTCATAGTTGTCTGGTCCATCCATAATTTTGATTGATTTAGTGTTTGATCCATTTGATCTACATCTAAAAATCTATAAGGTAAGTCAGATGCGTAAGAAGCAAGTATTCTACCTACTCTTGAATTTTCCATCATACTAGCTTTAATAATTTTTCTTGCTCCAAACAATTTTCCTGCACCCTCTAATCCAGGATCTAATCCTCTACCAATTAATGTTTCTGCTAATCCACCTGCTGCTCTTCCTATGGCACCAACTGTTGGTCTTTCCATTCCAAAACTATCTGGACCTCTAAAAGGATTTCCTAGATATTTATCATTTAAAAGACCACGAATAGCTTTCTTTTTATTTTCTAATGGTCTTTTTGATATTTGTATTTTTCTAAAATCTGCTAATATTTCTTTATCACTAATACCAGATAATGTCATAAATCTATGTGTATTGTCGTTAGTTGCTAAAAAGTTTATAAACTCTTCTCCAGCATCATCATTGTCTAAAAAATCATTAACTTGTTTTTTATTAACAAAATTAAACTTACCTGTTTCGTATATTCCTAAAGTTTTTTTCTGTGCTTGTGTAAACTCACCAGAACCTTTTACCCCTTGTATACCTTTCTTTTTTAATGATGCAATTAATTCTTCTGACGGTGCTAACAATCTTTTTGATTTAGTTAAGTGTTTAATACCTAATCCAAAATAGTTTGCAGGATCTAAAAACATTACCTTACCCATATCTATTAGTCCTGATACTGCATTAAAACTTCTACTTCCTGGTTCTAGGACTAAGTTTGCAGTAGCACGACCAAGTGATATAGGCATAGCTACATCTCTACCATCTGATCCTCTAGTTGTTATAGTAAATTGTCCTGATTCTTCTTGTGATCTTTGGTCTATATCAGTTATAGGATCTCCAAGATAATCATTAATTTGTTGTGCTGCTCTATCAGGTGCCATACCTTTTTGCACCATATATTGATATTCTTCATAAAATTTAGAGTTAGGATTTTGTGCATCAAACTCATCACTATCAGGTAAAAACCCCTCGCCTAAATTAACACGTTTACCTTGTCTTAAATTATTGACTGCTTGTCTAACTGTTGATTTACCTGACAATGCGTATGCATCTTGAAATGTTAAATTCTCTGCTTGATCTCCAAATGTAGAAGCTATAAAAGAGTTTATAGGTCTATCTACCCAACTTCTATATGCATCTTCTAATCCAAGTAAACCTAATCTAATTCCTGCTTTAAAACCATTACCTACTTTAGATAATATTCCTCTTTGATTGTGTTCAGCAATACGTGAAGCTACTTCTCCTAATACTTCTGATTCTGGTTTTACTTGCAGTAATGTTAAAGCTGATACTACATCAGGAGAAAAATTTGGATATAACCTTGATATTTGTGTAGCACGTGTAGCATCATTTAGAGTAACACGGTCTCTTGTTTGTTTATATTGATTCTGTCTATTATAAATTTCTTCGTATAAATCTCGCTCTTGAGAGGGATTGTCAAAATAAAATACACCCATTATTTATGGTGCAATATCATCAGGACTTTGTTTATAAGCAGAACCTTGGCTCATCAACAATGACAATAATTCATCAGTTGGAAATATATCTGCCATAGCTCTAATAAGCATCATAGAATCATCTTCTAAGTATGACTGTTTAGGTATACCAGTTTCAGTAACTGGCATGTCTGGATAATTTGTAGGTGCTGTTAAATCAAAATCTTCTACTGGATTTATAGCAACAGGTGCATTATCTGCTGGTAACATTCCACTTGTATTAGATGCTTCTGCTGCAACATTTCCTTGTTGTACTTGATTTACTAATGCCGACTCTGCACCCATAGGTGCTTCACTTAACATTTCTCTTGCATCTGTAGCCGTAACGTTTAGATCAGTTCTTTTTGATAAAGCTCCTGGTCCACTTACTGCACCACCTCTTCTACCTTTATTCCTAGAAGATCCATTCGCCATTGTCATCTCCCTCTTCATCTATAATTGGTTTAAATAATATTAAAAATCCTGGTAAAGGTATGATGTCTGGTTCTTGTCCAAACGCATTTAAATTGTTCATCCATACATCACTTAATGTACTTTTGACCATACTATCAAATTCTACTTCAACATACTCTCTATCCAAGAGGACCTCCTCCACCTGGTAATGGACCTCCTCCGCCTGGTAATGGACCTCCTCCGCCTTGTAATAACAATGACCTTATATCTGGTGTAGGTCCTTGTGGCATTGGTGGTTGTCCTGGTATCTGTGCTTGACCTAATTCATCAAGCAATGCTTGTTCATCAGGAGATACTTGTTCCTCTGGTGTGTAAAATTTATCTAATATACTTGACATCTCTGATGGACTCTTTCTTATTTGTACTAATGCCATTGTAGCTTTAGCATCACCTTGTGTCGCTTGAACTTTTAATGTTTCAAACAATACTTGTTCTGCTTCATCTTTAGTAATCCTATTATTTATTTTTTGTAAATTTTCTAATCCATCCATATTTTCTTGTAAAGTTTCTTTATCTATAATTCCTGCTTGCAACAATTGTAAACCAGAAACAATTTTAGTTGGCTCATCAAATCCTGCCATAACACCATATACTCTACGTGTTGCATATTGACCACCTATATCTGTACTTGGTTCATACTGTTCTGAAAAAGCAGCTCCATTTGCATAACCACTAAGTGGTTTCTTTTTATTTTTATTTAAAACTTCATCCATCTCTAAACGTTTAGAATCTATTTCTTCCATTGCTGTTTTTAGTGATAATTGATATTCTCTTACGTTTAAATCAACGGATGACATTAACTCTTGTAAACCTCTACCAGTAACAAATGAATTAGGAGATTGTGCATCATCTGTAACTGGATAACTTGCACCTAATCTTAATTGTCTTTCTAACCTATCTATTTGTTGAAACATTTGATACGGCAAGTTATTAGTTGGTTTTGCAACTTGACTACCTGGAGATAAATAGTTTATAGCAAATCTACCTCTTTTGTAATTTCCTGATTCTATTTCTCCAACAATATTTGTTTCTGTAAATACTGCATCTTCCATAGCTATAATTGATAAAACATTTATTTTTGCCATAGCTGACATAAGTCCTAATACATGATCGTATTGTCCTTGTAGTCTGTCAAAACTAAATCTTTTAGCAATTACAAATCTTGGTCCTGTTTGTAATGGATTAGGTGTAAAATCTAATATTTGTTTAGTAGCTGGTAAATATACATAAGTACCCTCTTCGTTGTAATACTCTATTAACTCTTCACCATCAGAACTATTGTTTTCCCAATTTCTTGAATGAACATCTTTGTACAATCCACCTGTACCACTTACGCCTGTATACGGTGTAGTACCCATATCGTACTCTATTTTTGCTTGTGGATATAATTTTTTAATTACACCAGCAGGAACAACTCTAACAAGAGCTAGTTCATTTGGTTGTTGGTCTGGTCCGTAATAACCAGGAAAGCAATCATAAGGATCTCTTAATTCAGCATGTGGATAAAAATTTCCAAATTGATCTTTTTTGTTTCTTATAATCCATACACAGAATCCATAACCAGGCAACCATCTAGCTGCTTGTGGTAACTGCATGTCAATTTTACTTTTCTTATCATAAGAATGTACAATACGTTCTAGCTTTTCAGATTTCTTTTTAGCTCTTTCGCTATCTTTGTTATTGTATGGATCAACTTTTAAATCTGGAACTCTACCTAGTTTTTGTGCTAGGTGTTCTAATCCTGATTCAATCATATTAGGTATTGGTAAATCTTCATTATAGTTTTCTGAATTAGAACCAAGTAATGCAGCTACACCTTGTGAGCCACCATTAATTATTTTTCTTATTCTACTTCTATATTCCCAATGACCAGTATGTTCGTGTAATCCACGTAAATCGTCCACCCTGTGTGCTAACTGGTCTGATGTTAACGGCATTTATCTATCCCACATTCTTTCGTCATAAGTTGTCATTTTATAATTGCTATATGATGGATTATAGTCATTGTCTACTTCTGATAGTACCAATTTAACGGTCTGGCGTACCCTTTTCATAGGAAACCAACTTGCCATAACTAAGTCTGTTTTACTACTAACCGATTTAGAATTACTTCCGCTAGCACTACTAAAATAAATTAACTGTTGTCTTAGTGTGTTTACTTTACGTTGTGTTAGCGGACTTGCCCATGGTAAGTTTATTTTCTGTTGTTCATACATAGGAACCATGGCAGTAACACCGAATACTGGATCCCATTTGTTTTTATATGTTTGATGTCCCTCTATCCTTACACCATTTGCTCCTGCCCAATTCTTTATTTCTTTATCTTGTCCTATAGCTTTTTGGAATCCGTTTTCTTCTACAATCCAATGTGATAAGAAATATTGTTCATGCCAATCTTTCATAACTTTATGTGCTTTAGATATACCACCGCCTAAGTCATTACGTAAATCTACTAACCATAGTTGTCCAGTTTTTTGATTATATGCCCACAATACAGCAGCTTGATAACCTGTAGATGCTGGATCTAATCCTGCAATCAATGCAGTATGTGGTGGTATGTCTCCTAAGTTCCTGGACCTATCTAAACATCCGTCAATCATTTCTGCACTAAACAATTCCATACCTGCTGGTACAGCTTTATTTAAATACACCATTTCAAATATAGCTCTACCACCTGTAGTTTCTGCTGATGCTAATTGTTCCATTAACCATTTATGAGTACGTTTACCTTTCCATAACATGTGTTCGTCCTGGTCATCTGACTCCTGGTCTAAAGGTATTTCTAAATCGTGCGCACGCTCTACTATTGTTTCCCATGCCTCATTGTTCAGCAATGCGTTATACAGGTCATCTGGATGCTGTCTGGAGCCAATTACGACCATTCCTGTGTGTTCTTCTTTTCTTGACTGCAATGTTGTGGTCCACCAGTTTTTAGTATTTTCTCTAGCACTTGGTTGTACTGTACTACCATGATCTTCAATGTCATCAGATATTATTAAGTCTGCATCCCTGGACAATATCTTTCCGCCTTTACCTACAGCTACTAATGTAGGACTTTTTATACCAGCTACCGTTCTTGTAGCTACAGTAAATTGACTTGTACTCCAAGACTTTCCTGATTTGTTCATAGGTCTAAATCCCTCGTATGATGCAAAGTCTTGTATAAGTTCTTCATTATTTTCTAAATGGTCCAATACAGCACCTACTGCATTCTTAGCTATATCCTCATTACCTCCAACCCACATTATTCTCATGTTTGGATTTTTACATATCATGTATACGCAGAAGTGTGTTAACAAATCTGTTTTGCCATGACGTGGCGGAGACAGTACCATAAGTCTCTTTCCATTTTCTATTGCATCTAATATTGCTGCTATCCATCTTTTTTGGAAACCTGGTGTCTCATACGGTACACCTTGCTCTGTCAAAAAATATTTGTCCCTGAAAGCTACAAAGTCATCTAGCTTGACAGCACTATCCCCCCCATTTTTTTGTAAGGACTCGTGATTTTCTCTTAGTGCTTCGTCTTTTATCCATGCAGACAATGATCTAGTTACAGTAGCTAATGAGCATCCTAGTATGTCAGCTATCTCTTGTTTAGTCTTAGTACCATTCAAAAGGTCGTCAAAAAAATTTTTTTTCTCCATAATGGCATAGTAATTACCTCTACGCTTCTGTATATTTGTATCTACCACTTTCTCTACGTGGTACGTGTCGGTTGTCTTACTAGCCCTGTATGCTCTCTTTTTGATTCTATTAGCACACTTGTCTGAACAATATTTTCTCCTACCATCTGGTAAAATGCGATTGCAGTCGTTAGCTACACAAAACTTGTTTTTCTCTTGTTTTGATTTACTCATCTGTTATAGTGTATCATACAAATACTTTGATTTAGATGGTTAAAGCAACCTAACATGTGTACAAGTAAGTGAGATCGAGACTCAGAAAGTTCCGAATCGGTAGTACGATAAACTAGTAAGGCAAACGGAATACTCAAGGCACCTGACTAAATCCTTGTCAATAGCTCTTTTTTTTATAGCTCGCTACGACTTCAATGGCGGTAGTCCTTACTAGCACTCCTAGTCCTATGTATTTGTCCTGTACTAGCAAGAACTGACCTACTTACATTATAACAGACTAATTACTGACTATAAAAAACATACTAGATATAGTGTATATTTCTGTAAATACTACATGTAGTGTACACTATATATGGTATACTGTCTACTGGGGATGATTGGTAAGTAAAGCTAACAATCAAGTAATAGATTGCCTTTGTACACAGTAGCTTTAAACCTAGGTTCGACTCCT